TGCTGTGCCTCGGTATCTGTCACCCATTTCTCACCATTCCATTCATCGTATGGCGTTAACGGGGCGATAGTGGTTGTATTTTCAGGATAATCACCCGGAGCTGTGATTTCTTTCGATTCTCCTGTTTCGGTGCTATAGACGATTTCACCGCGATGATCTGGCACATATTCCCATGAATTTAAATCTACAGAGCGACAGATTGCATAACCAGCTTTATGTGTACCTGGTGCATCCAAACAAGAACATGCCGGGATACCGACGCCGACAGCGAGATATTCAGTTGATGTAGAAATATATTCACGCGTTTCACCATCATAATTATAAATGATAATGTCTCCCGCTTTTATGGCAATGAGTTCACTATTTAATACAGCTTTATTCATCATGCGGCCCTCACAATATAATTAAAGGCGATGTTACGTGGACGATTTTCATTTGCTGTTGGAACAACATTTGCCGCCGAGAAGTGAACATCTTGTCGGATTTTTCGGTCATTAGCGTATGTCATAGATACGTTGATGTTATTCCGGACTGAGGTACCTCCGTAAAAAGCACCACTCACACTTTGAACATCAACAATTGCATTTATTTCGCTGTTTACGCGCAACTGACCAAAACCGCCAGTAATGTTTCGAATAGCATCTCCTTGCGCTGAAAGCAGAGTTCGCCCACTATCCACACCACGTTCATCATCCCAGCCACGAATAAACTCACCGCGTAAATCTGGCAATTTATTTGTCGGATAAACTTTTGCCAGTTCCGGATACTCTTCGGCAGAAAAAGGCGCACCATTGCATTTCAGCCAGCCTGTTGGCGGAGTGGCTGAAGGCCACGGAACAGGCACACCAACGGGTAATGCCGAACCTTCTCCCAAACCAAGGTATGTGAGAAGACCAGCTACATCCTTTCCACTCAAATTGGTAAGCGTATTGTCCAGCGGTTGTTTACCTGCCAGCGCATTAAGCATTGTCGTGGCAAAGTTCGGATCATTCCCCAGTGCCGCCGCCAGTTCGTTCAGTGTATCCAGTGCAGCAGGTGCAGAACCCACCATTCCTGCAATCGCCGATTTCACAAAAGCCGTAGTGGCAATCTGTGTATTGTTGACCGACTGCGCCGCCGTGGGGGCTGTTGGCGTTCCGGTGAGTGCCGGACTCGACAACGGTGCTTTTAGTGCCAGCGCATTGTTAATGGTGGTACTGAAATTCGGATCATTGTTAATGGCTGCGGCTATTTCTTTCAGCGTGTCCAGCGTGGCTGGCGCACCATTAATAAGGGCCGTCAGTGCCGCCTGTACAAACGCAGTGGTCGCAACCTGCGTGGTATTATTCCCCGCCGCTGGCGTTGGCGCTTTGGGGGTTCCGGTAAATGTCGGGCTGGCTTTTGGCGCGTACTGTGAATGCGGGTCCGGTGCGGCAAGATGTTTTGCCATCTGATCATCCGCGTACACCTTCAGCTCCAGTGCCTTGTCATCCACATACTTGCGGGTTGCCAGCACTACAGCAGGGTCGATTTTCAGGGTGATATTGTCCGTGCTGCTGGTAATCAGCACCATGCGCACGGTCTGAGTGCGCCCGCTACCTTCAGCCAGTTGCGGCTTATAGCTTTCCGGGCAGTTGCCCACGGCAATCAATGCCCCGGACTCATCAAACAAGCCCACTTCACGTATCCACCAACCGCCCTCGTTTTCAGGGATCACCTGTTCGGCAATAATCTGGCTGCTGTTCTGCGGGTCGATATAAAGCATATTCAGCGCAGCCCGGCGTTTCTCATTTACCAGTGCAGTCTGCTTTGCGTCCGGCGTCGGCAATACTCCGCCGCCATCGCCCACCGCCATATGGGTAATTTTTAGCGGCACACCGAGCGCGGCGGCGCTGGCAAGTTTCGCCGCGCCAATATCCGTCAGCAGGGTATAAAATTTTGTGCTCATGGATTCACTCTCATTGTGTCAATAACATGGACCGCCCCGCCTTCATGCGCGGTGCCACCGGAAATAATCGTTTCGTTGATATACGGATAGATCGTGATTTCTTCGCCAAGATAGCTGGCGGCTCCCACCCAATGCGGGCCGCTGGTCTGCAGATTGATGGACATGCCGATCATGTGGCGGCTACATGGTTTGGCATCGCTTATCAGTCGCTCAAGTTCCAGATAGGTATCTTCAGTGATGCCCTGGTCCTGCACGCCGATATCCAGGCGAAACGTGCCCGGTGTTTCTCCGGTCTGCCACCACTCAATAATGCGGATCAGGAATCCGAACGGCTCCACCACCCGCCGCACGGCACTGGTGGTCCCTTTATGCTGATGAATATAAAAAGCATCCTTCACCACCTGGCGCTTGACGCTTTCTGTCCAGCCCTCGTCCCAGCGATCCACAGAGAACGCCCAGGCGAGATAAGGCAGGAAACTGACCGGACAGGTTGCCGGATTCCACAAGTCACGAAGCGGCACCTGCAGATCAGAAATCCCGCTGCAGGTTTGCGCCAGTCGGCGCTCCAGTGGTGTTGAACCCGGTGGCAGCAGACTATTCATCCGTTCCTCCGTTGGTTACGCTCCACTGCGTACATGATGCCGCCTGTGTTTTGTTCAGGACCACATCCGCCAGAGGAGAAGCCAGCTCCACACGCTGCACCCCCTCAACATGCAGGGCGGCAAAGATGGCGCTACGGCGAATATCCCGACCAAGACGCGTCTGACTGGCGATGTACTTCTGCAGGCTGGCTTTTGCCGCTGCCATTACCGGCTCTGCTTCCGGTCCAGGATAGAGAAAAATGGTGGCTTCCACGCGATACGGGATGATTTCTGCGCTGCGAACCGTAAGACGGTCAGCCACCGGGCGGACGTTCTCACTGTTCAGAGCTTTTTCCACCACGTCCAGCAGGTCTTTTTCTGCAGTTCCATCGCCTTCGCGGCTAAGGACAGTCAGCACCACCTCTGCAGGTGCCGGGCTGGTTGCACTGGCATCCGCCACCCGACCGTCGGCGCTTCGGGCATGAAATTCATAAGCTGCAGTTGGCCCCGCAACAGAAAGCCCTTCAAAGGCTGCAGGCACACGCAGGCGCAACGCTTCATCGCTTTCCATCACAGCTGCAACGGGCGGCACAGCATCATTATCAGCAGGCGTCACCGTCAGGCGTGTCACGTTGTAGTTGGCAGCGAGCTGGTCAAGATCGCCGCCCATCGCGTAAGCCACCATCACCGCCTGCGCGGCTTCGTTAATGCGCTGGCGCAGAAGCAACTCACGGTAAGCGTTCTCCTGCAACAATTTAGTGGCGGGTTCAGATTCCAGTTCCAGCGTGCGGATCACTGCTTCCTGCTCATCTTTCGGATGAAGCGCCACAAATTCTGCCTTGCGTTCGGCAAGCAGCGTCTCAAAGTCCGGCACATCCACAATCTGCGGTGCAGGCAACTGCGAAAGGTCAATCACTGCCATTCTCTGCTCCTGTTGATACGGAAAGGGACACAGGCACACCGTTATTCCGCCGCCCGGTCAGCTCCACCACCATTGAACCGTCAAAATTGCTGTTGATGGTGATGGAATCCAGCGTCAACCGTGGCTCCCAGCGACTCAGCGCCACATACACTGCCGACATGACCTGCAGGCGTAATGCCGGATTTTGTGGCTGATCTATCAGTGCCGACAGCAGGGAACCATATTCCCGGCGGGCAATACGGCTACCCTGCGGTGTCAGCAGAATGTCCCGCACCGACTGGCGCAGATGATCAATATCAGTAATGACTTTGCCGCTGGTATTGTTCATCCCGCTATAAAGCGTCATACCGGGCCTCCGGTTGTATCGCCGCCTTTCAGGACGCCAGTATGCTGATGCGCATCAACCACGATCCCGTTAGAACTCATCGCTCCGCCGCCCTGGGTAACGCCACCATTGATCACCACTTCGCTGTTAATGCGCGTGCGGTCAGCCTCCAGTACAAACTCACTGGTTTTCATGGTGATGTTGTCAGCAGCCTCAATGACCATTGATTTGATGCCCCTGACATACCAGCGCCCGGTGGCGGGTTCGTATTCAAACCAGCCACCGTCAGGATGTTCTGTCACACAGGCGTCCGCCGACGTCGACGGTGGTGCGAACTGATTCGAATAGACAGCGGGCAGCGCAAAGGCGGTTTCCAGATTGCCGCCCAGACTCAGCAGCACCACCTGCTCACCTTCCGATGGTCGCCACCATGTACGGGCATTCCCGGCACGCAGCGTCAGCCAGCTGATCCAGTTGGTTTCAAGCTCGCCCGTTTTCACCCGGCAAAGCCAGTTTTCCCTGTCCACTTCGGTGACTACACCAGTGCGGATCAGGTTGGTGATAAGGCGCATGATTTCGGTTAATTGTGCGTTCATAGGGAAAGGTTGCCATCAGGGGAAGAAAGGCGGCAGTGCTGCAACTTGTATCAGTGCTGATACAAAGATCACCCCGCCAGCCATTGCAGAATCATGTCGCGGGTCATTGCCTCAACATCATCATTTACACCCAGAAGGCGACGCTCTGCGTAACGGACCTCCGGTCCTTTGCGGCTGACGCGATCACGCAGGCCATAATGGTGAACGCGGGCAATGCGCTGCACCTTACCTTCAAACTGCACGCTGGCAGAATCCTCGCTGGCGGCGGTTTTCAGGTATTTTGTAGTGCGAAGTTTTGTAAACATCTGCCGTTTGATACGGCCTTTTTTACTGCGTGCTGTTACTCGCCTCGGTTCATAGCTGCTGCCATCAGGATTGAGTTGCATCCTGATGTTCTGCTGCTGTGTCCGGCGCAGTTCCTGCGCCAGCTGGCGCATCATGCGGCTTCTGGCGGCTGGTTCCAGATTCGCCAGCAAGGCACTCAGCCAGTCGTCCACTTTCTGCAGTTCAGCCACGTTTCACCGTCCACATTTCTTCAGGTGCATCAGGTTCCGCTATAGCTTCAACGCTCGACACACTGCCGTCAGTGCTGACCAGCACACGTTCCGTCAGTTGCAGGTTCAGGCTGATATCACAGACATCGTTGCGCAGAATATCCACCTCAAAGGTGAATAGCTTTTCCCGTAACGCCGGGTTATTGATGGCATCGGGCTGGTTATCCCTCAGCCACAGCAAAACCGGGGCCATCAGCAGATTCTGGTCGCCGCTGAAATCCTCAATCACCGCGTTCAGTGTGTAACGGTACTCCCACGACATGGAGCTGGCCCCCGTGGCAACCAGCGAACCGTTATCCACAAACAGATGCAGTTTGTCCGGGTTATTGCGGACATAAGGCACCGCTTTATTGAGGGCGTGGCGCAGGGATTGTGGTTTGTTCACTGTTTCGCTCCTGACACGCAATAATCATGTCCACTTTGTCTGCACAGACCGCCCAGGCGGCCTCCGTTTCATCCAGCAACGCGTTCAGATCACCGTTAGTGCGCGGCGTTGTCTGATCCAGCCGACACGGCGTCACTCGCGGACAACCACTGACGGTAAGCCATACCTCCGGTGAGTGCCGGACGTTTCCGCAGCCGGATAATGTCAGCAGGCAAAGGAGTATCAGCCCAGCGGCGTAAATCCTCGTTCTCACGTTTCAGTTCCTCGATCCGGTGTTGTCGTTGTCTCAGCAGAGTGCTGTTCTGCGTCGGCATAAAGTCGCGCCTGCTCCCGGTTGTTGGTTTCTGTCAGAATGGACAGGCTGATAAGCTGGCTGTTGCTCTTTGCCAGTGCCTGGCTTTTGCTCTGCAGCTCGTCTGCCTGCGTGCTGATGGTCTGGCTGGCATCAGCCAGTCGCCACGTCTGCCAGCCCAGCGCCGCCAGTAATAACGTCAGCACAACCAGCAGCAACCGGTTCATGCTGCTACCTGTTGCGCCATCTGATTACGGGTGATCCAGAAGGCAATAACGGTCAGTAGATAAAAGACCAGGGTAATAGCCCACCCCGTCCAGGCGAGACTTACAACAATCAGCAATCGCATCACCCAACTGGTAAATACGTTTTCTTTTCGGGTAATTGTCTTCAGCAAAGATGCCCTTAACTCCTGCCAGAGCGGGCCATTCTTAATTAACGCAGCCAGTGCTACCGGAATTACCGCCCATGTCAGCAAACAGGCTACCCAAACGCCGGACGCTGCCAGCACCGGAAAAATCCCCTGCGGATACACCATTGCTGCGATTAACAGCGCCATCCATAACATCAGAAACAGTCCGCTGATTAATTTCTTTTTCATTTCAGTTTGCTCCCTGTAAGCACCAGGCCATCTCCCGCGCACGGCGGTTATCCAGCCCCTGATTAAAAACACCTTTCACATAAACCCAGCGCGGCAACTGTCGGCACGCATCCGCCCAGCGCCGCTGATTGAGCAATTTCACCAGCGTGGAACTACAGGCATTGCCCGTCCCCACGTTGAAGGCAAACGACACCGTAGCGTCATACACCTTCTGCGGCGGCTGTTGCTTCACACACCTTTTCAGCGCCCGCTCCACACGCAGCACGTTGGAGATCAGCCCTTCCGCTGCCTGTCGTTCCGTGATGGTTTTGCCGGGAATGACGCCCGATGTATTACCAATGCCATCGGTCCAGACACCCGCGCTGCACTGATACGGCTGCAGACGACAACCTTCGTAATCGGCAATCAGTTTCAGCCCCTCCACGGAGGTGTGAAGCTGCTGAAAACCCGGCAGCGTGGCAGCAATAGCCAGCACGGTCCCGACAAGGCAGCGTTTAACGATTGATGGATTCATAATCCTCCCGCGAGATCTGCCCGTCGCGCAGAAGCTGGTAGGCTTTGTGTTTGTAGTACCAGTTGATAGCCAGCATCAGCACACCAATCATCAGACCGCCCAGCGTTGAGGCATCCTTGATGGACAAATCGCCCAGCCAGGCCAGCACGACGGCGATGCAATACGTGATAAAGGCGCTGATTCGCTCAAGCGTCATAATTCAGTCCCATAGCTGGACGGTCTGCACGGTGGTGGTGGTCGGAATGTCCGGCAGCTCCACCTGCAGCCCGTGAGGTAAAAAGGGGCCGTATTCGGCAAGCCCCGGATTTGCCTTCAGTACCTGCTCCGTGACACCCTGCGTGCGCCCGTAATGACGCCAGCAAAGCGCGTCCACCGTGTCATACTGATGCGCACGCACTTTCATCAGATAAGCTCCACTGTGCAGTGCGGCGCGTCCTGTACCCGGCTGATGGCCCAGCGGGCGTCACGCCATAAATCACCGCTGGCTTCCGCCAGTTCCTCGCCCCGCTTAACACCGGATGCCGTGGCGTCATAGTCCTGGTAACGTTCGTTGAGCATGGCGCGTGCCCAGCAGTAAACCGCGTTGAAATAGTGCTGAATACGCTCACTTTTCCCATCCAGCTGTTCTGCCGGAACCTCTGCCAGCGAGGCATATCCCAGCATCTGCTGGCGTCTGCGAAACTCATACAGCTCTGCGTTGACCTCCGAAATTGCCGACAGGGCAACCTGTTTTAAACGCGGCTGCGTCACCGTGCCGTCAGTGCGCATCACGCTGCGAAACTCCGACAGGTCCACATTAGGCCAGAACGGCGTATTCCTGATGATTTCCGCCTGTTCCGGTGCCTGTTCTGGCGCAACAAACTTCATGCTGCTTTCTCCTGAAATAGAGGGCGGTGGACGGGGCTTTGATGTGGCAGTGCCTTTCGCCACCCCGTGCCGCCCGTGCGCGGGGGCACGTTCTGTCAGCGGCTGTCATTGCGCAGTCTGCGCTCCAGCTGCTGTTTGTCTTTTTTCACGCCACAGCGGGGATCGAGCTGTAACGCATGGTTGAGATGATTAAGGGCGGAAGCCGGATTACTTTCACTCAGGACAGCGCCAATCGCTTTATGCAGACGCGCCCGTGACTGGTCCGGCATATCCAGACCGTCTGTCAGCTCCAGCGTCTGCAGCAACAGATCGGCATCAAAGCCGGTGGCGGCAAGCATTGCGCTCTGCGCCGCATCTGCCATTTCCTCTGCCAGCACGGTCTGCACGTTGCGGTTACCCAGCGGCATCACCCAGCCATGACGCAGGGCATGACGCCCGATCTCCAGCGCCCCGGCATAATCTCCGGCATCAATGCGCCACAGCATCACGTACATCAGCACGTCATCCTGTTGAGTGCCTCCGGCAGCCAGGACGCCCTCTGCCCAGGCGGCGTACTTCGGCAGCAGCTCCACCTTTATTTCCGCTTTTTTCACCGTGGACTGAACGCCCTTGAGACGGCGGCGGTCTTCCGCCAGTTGCAGCAGCATCAGGTCATAGCCCGACGCGTGGCGAACACTGCCACCCTCGCGAGCGGCCTGTTCAGCCTGAACGCGCAGGCGATGCTGCCGTGCGGGACTCAGGCTCATGGATTACGCTCCGATTTCTGCTGCGGCGGCGCTGAAGTCGCCAATCTGGATGTTTTCCACCAGTGCGGCGCAGCGGTAGTCCTCAACCACATAGGCTTCGTTAACGGATTCAAAATTTTCAATCCGGTCACGTTTCGGGTTGTCGATAACTGAACGGCGGCGGGTGTCTTCCTGCCAGTAGATGGACAGGTTATCCAGACGGGTGATTAGCAGCGCATTCGGCGGGAAGAACGGCGCACGCACGGCCTGCAGGCCACCCATGCGTTTCTGACTGATGATCATATCGGCAGCGAGTTTTTCACTGTTTTCCTGCTCTTTGTTGACCAGCGGGAAATACTTGTCAGACAGCAGTTCACGCCCGCAAATCACCACCAGATCGTCATCGTCCTGGTAAACCACGTCGATAAGCTCATTGACGGCATCCATCACCACAGCGTCCAGGTTGGCATATTCGCCACCTTTCCCGACTTTCACCGCACCCGGTGTGGTTTCGCCGCCCGCGGTGGTGCTGCCCATGACGTGATCCGGTGCATCCTCACGGATTTTCTGCAGCCAGCCTTTGTTCACATCCTGCAGCAGCGGGTTTTCACTACGGTTGGAGGTTTTCGCACGCTTCACGCCGTTAAAGCCGATCATGATGCGGTCCAGTGCCTGACGTTTCACGATGGCGTCACGGATACGCACCTGGAAATCCTGAAACTTCGCCCACAGGTCCAGCTTCGCGTAGGTCAGTACCGTGTCAAAGTTGGTCTGCTCGCATTTATATTCCACATCGACCATCAGCGTCGGATCGACAGGTTCACGCTCTTTCGCGGTGGTATCAGTGGTTCCGGCAATGGTGCTGCCAACTCCCAACCCCAGCAGCTGACCGGACTGCTCAGTCACTGGCGTGACGTTAATCAGCGTCAGGAAAGCGGCGGACTGCTGGATCTGGTCTTCCAGAGTCTGCTGTACAGACGGCTCTACGGTGAATTTGCTGGACAGTTCTTCAACTGCCACACCGTTCAGACGCGCCAGTTGCTGCAGGTAAGCGTTAAAAGCAAAGCGGGTATTCTTCTTCATCAGGTTTTGTGCTCCATCAGCAATTGGTCAGAGTGTCAGCGGGGGCGTTACCGCCTGTTGCACGCTGGCGGTAGTCCTGGCGGCTGTCTTCATGGCTCAGCTTGTCCACCAGTTCGTTAAAGGCGGTCTGCTGTGCCTGCAGGGCAGTCTCCAGCTCAGACAGGCGTTCTTCCTGCTCAGACAGGGATTTTTCGGTGCGCGCACTCAGGTTCTGCTGCTCAGTGGCGACCAGTTCCACGGCCTTATGCACATCAGAGAACCGGGCGTCATCGGACTGCTCTTTTTTGGTGAACAGCGCCGTGACACGGGCAAACAGGGACGGTTTGTCATCCTGGATTTCTTCCAGTTCGATCACCGTTTCCTCTGCAGCGGTAAAAAGATTGGCGGGATTCTGCTTGCGGTTTGCCAGCGGGTTATGGGCTGCACTGGCGCTGAATGTCAGCATTTCAGTGCCCAGACTGGCAGGGTCATCAGTGGCAGCCAGGCCGACCAGGTAGGCTTTGCCCGTATCAGCGAACTTCGGGCTAACTTCCATAGATGTGAATAATTTCTGGCCTTTTTTCACCAGTTCCACCAGGGACTCCGTTGGCTCAACGTCGGCATACAGCGCCATCTTGCCTGCCAGCGGACCTTCCTTGATTTCTTCAGCAAACAGCGCCGTCACCTTGCCGTAGCGGTTAAAGGTGCTGTCCGGCAGATAAGACTTGATGTGCTCAAGGTTAATCAGCGCGGTATACACCGCCGGGTTGTAGCTGGCTGCCATCTGTTCCATCCATTCACGCTGGATTTCACGTCCGTCGGTGGTGGCACCTTCCACCCCGATGCGAAAACGCTTTGCTTTCACTGTCATGAGCCGTGCTCCGTTAGAAAAAACTTACTGGAGCCTTATGGTTGCGGTGATGGGGGCAGTGAAACAATGCGCGGTATTTGTACCGACAACCACACAAACCGCAGGCGGGGAAAGCCTTCATTCAAGGTTGTAGGTTTGTGCCATGAACACCACACTGACACCCGCAGATCTCGATCCCCGTCGGCAGGCCATGCTGCTGTACTTTCAGGGATACCGCGTAGCCCGCATTGCTGAAATGCTGGGCGAGAAAGTTGCAACCGTTCACAGCTGGAAAAAACGCGACAAGTGGGGTGACTATGGGCCGCTGGATCAGATGCAGCTCACCACCGCCGCACGCTACTGCCAGCTCATCATGAAGGAGCACAAAGAAGGGAAAGATTTCAAAGAGATTGACCTGCTGGCGCGCCAGTCGGAGCGCCACGCGCGGATCGGCAAGTTTAACAATGGCGGCAACGAAGCCGACTTAAACCCTAACGTCGCCAACCGCAATAAAGGCCCACGCCGTCAGCCGGAAAAGAATGTTTTCACCGATGAGCAGATTGAGAAGCTGGAAGAAATCTTCCATTCCTCCATGTTCAACTACCAGCGCCACTGGTGGGAAGCCGGAAAAACCAACCGCATCCGCAACCTGCTGAAGTCACGCCAGATCGGCGCGACCTTTTACTTTGCCCGTGAAGCCCTGATTGACGCCCTGCTTACCGGACGTAACCAGATTTTCCTTTCCGCCAGCAAGGCACAGGCCCACGTCTTTAAGCAGTACATCATCGACTTCGCCAAAGAAGTGGGGGTGGAGTTGAAAGGCGATCCGATGGTGCTTCCTAACGGGGCCACGCTTTACTTCCTCGGCACCAATGCCCGCACGGCCCAGAGTTATCACGGCAACCTGTATCTGGATGAATATTTCTGGATACCGAAATTCCAGGAGCTGCGCAAAGTGGCTTCCGGTATGGCTATTCACAAAAAATGGCGACAAACCTATTTTTCCACGCCATCCAGCCTGACACACAGTGCTTATCCGTTCTGGTCCGGTGCGCTGTTCAACCGTGGGCGCAACAAGGCCGACAAGGTGGACATCGACCTGTCCCACAGCAATCTGGCCCCCGGCCTGCTGTGCGCAGACGGGCAATACCGCCAGATAGTCACCGTGGAAGATGCGGTGCGCGGCGGCTGTAACCTGTTCGACCTTGACCAGTTGCGCATGGAGTACAGCCCGGACGAATACCAGAACCTGCTGATGTGCGAGTTTGTGGACGATCTCGCGTCCGTATTTCCGCTCAGCGAGCTGCAGGCGTGCATGGTGGACAGCTGGGAAGTCTGGACCGACTTTCATGCACTGGCTCTGCGCCCGTTTGGCTGGCGCGAAGTGTGGATCGGTTATGACCCGGCAAAAGGTACGCAAAACGGCGACAGCGCCGGATGCGTGGTGGTGGCACCGCCAGCCGTGCCTGGTGGTAAGTTCCGCATTCTTGAGCGTCACCAGTGGCGCGGGATGGACTTCCGCGCCCAGGCTGACGCCATCAAAAAACTGACCGAACAGTACAACGTGACCTATATCGGTATCGACTCGACAGGTGTCGGTCACGGAGTTTACGAGAACGTGAAAGCGTTCTTTCCTGCCGTCCGGGAGTTTGTCTACAACCCCAATGTTAAAAACGCCCTGGTACTCAAGGCCTACGACATTATCAGCCACCGCCGTCTGGAGTTTGACGCCGGGCACACCGACATTGCGCAGTCATTTATGGCAATCCGTCGCGCTACCACTGCCAGTGGCAACCGCCCGACCTATGAAGCCAGCCGCAGCGAAGAAGCCAGCCATGCCGATCTGGCCTGGGCAACAATGCACGCACTGTTTAACGAACCGCTGCAGGGCGAGTCCGCCAATACCAGCAATATTGTGGAGATTTTTTGATGGGAAAGAGTAAGAAGAACCGCGCTGCGTCGACGAAACAGATCCAGCATAAAAGCCAGACTTCAGCCGAAGCATTCAGCTTCGGTGATCCCGTTCCTGTTCTGGACCGCCGCGAACTGCTGGACTATGTGGAATGCGTACAGATGGAGTGTTGGTACGAGCCACCCGTAAGTTTTGACGGACTGGCGCGCACCTTCCGGGCTGCCGTGCATCACAGTTCCCCGATTGCAGTAAAGTGCAACATTCTGACCAGTACCTATATCCCTCATCCGCTGCTCAGCCAACAGGCTTTTTCGCGTTTTGTACAGGACTATCTGGTATTTGGTAACGCCTACCTGGAGAAACGCACGAACCGATTCGGTGAAGTTATCGCCCTTGAGCCTGCGCTGGCAAAATACACCCGACGCGGGTTAGACCTGGATACCTACTGGTTTGTGCAATACGGTATGACAACCCAGCAGTATCAGTTCACGAAAGGCAGCATTTTTCATCTGATGGAACCGGACATCAACCAGGAGATCTACGGCCTGCCCGGCTATCTTTCTGCCATCCCATCCGCTTTGCTCAACGAGTCCGCCACGCTGTTCCGCCGCAAGTATTACATTAACGGCAGTCATGCCGGCTTCATCATGTACATGACCGATGCCGCGCAGAACCAGGAGGATGTGAACAACCTCCGCAACGCAATGAAAAGCGCCAAAGGTCCGGGTAACTTCCGCAATCTGTTTATGTACTCGCCTAATGGTAAAAAAGACGGACTTCAGATTATCCCGTTGTCAGAAGTCGCAGCGAAGGATGAATTTCTGAATATCAAAAATGTTAGTCGCGATGACATGATGGCGGCACACCGCGTGCCGCCACAGATGATGGGGATAATGCCAAATAATGTTGGGGGGTTTGGGGATGTGGAGAAGGCAAGTAATGTATTTGTACGCAATGAACTAATACCATTGCAAAAAAGATTTGAAGAGTTAAATGTTTGGTTAAAAGAAAAAGTGATACAGTTCGAAGAATATAAACTTCATTCAAATTAGCTTTAAGGCTGCCAGTTTGGCAGCCAGAACCTTTATCGCCATTTTAGATAAAAAGCAAAAAATGGATCAGTAATATGCAACTTTCGGTCCTCCTTATCCCAATCTATTACAGGAGTTGAAGCTTCTTCCGTAGCAGCTATTTTAGCCATTTTTTCTATAACACGAGTAACCTCATGAGCTTGTGGAGGAGCATCTTGCACCAGTTCGCGTATGGCTGATCTTAACTCCTCATACTGAATACTTTGCATTCCTGGTTTCATATGTGACAATGCATATAATACAACTTTATATATATCTACTTCCTCACCACTTTTCAGTTTTCTAGGAATTCTGTCAGTTCGCTGATTAGGGCCACTAGCTAACTTATCAAATACTATTTTCCCAGTGGATTCTGCAACCTTTCTAAAAATATCATCATCTAAAGAATTAATAACTAACTTACTCGGCAAAGTTTCTTTAACATTATTTGCTAAGCATATAGCCTTGCAAAACTCTTGCATTAAATGAGGGCTTCCCAATGATTCATTGGCAATTTTATCAATTACTGAATCACTAACTTCCATGTTTAACAGAGGAAATCCCACTTTTGCTATTTGTTTTAGTTCATCCATTTCCCACGAAATATTTTCTAGCCGTCCGGTAATTTCTTTTTCAACTTTTACAGCATCATATCTTCGATGTGGAATGGCTATCAGTACAACTGGTACTCCATCAAAAACTAATGGTTTTATCGCTCTAATAAAGTTACCTTGTAGGTCACGATCAAGGTAATGAAAGTCATCAATTATAAGACTAGACTTGGTTTGAGAGAGAACTTTTAGTGCAGAACTTTTTGCGGATATCGTTCGCGATTTTTTATTACCATTTGACTTTCCATCCGTCTGAACTAAACCAGCCTCACCTGTACCTTTAACAACGAATGCACTTGCGGTCCCCGATACCTTACCACTAACTGCAATAGCACTATTTTCTCCAGAATTAACTTCAATACTATGGTAGCCATTTAGTTTTTCTAATACCTGCTCCCAAATATCATCTTCAGTTGTAATACTCCCACCGTCAATCCATACAACATCATCGTCCATGACTGGGAATACCATTCTTGTAATTACAGTCTTACCAGACTTTGTTTGCCCAGTTAAAGTCACTAACTTACATAAATTATCTTTAGCACTCTCCAGTTTTCCATGAACCTCTCCTTCAGAGCGCTCAACATAAGTCAATTTCGGCATACCGCCAGGCACAAAAACTTGTGAAGCACGTTGTTTATCCATGAATACTTCCCAATTAACACAGTTCTAGTGAACTACGATTCTAAAATAACATCTGAGCTTGGACAATTAACATTACATGATTTGAGTATTCAAAGCCACAAGCGCGCGCTCGTATCCCCGCCACGCCTGCCCGCTTTATGTAGCGGTTTTCATGCGCCTGCATGACATAAGCAAAATCCCGCCACTCCTGGCGGGCCTCAGCTAAAACGATCCTCAAACGATCATGCGGATTCATGCGGCATAGACATGCACAATCTCCAAAGCGGGCATCGAGACTTTTTGGAAACCTACGTAACCACAGTTAATGTGTGCATCCTGTCTCGAATTGCATCACACGTCTCATCAAAAAGCTTGGTGATGGTTGTATGGTTCAACTCCGCCTCTTTCCAATAATTTTGCCCGTCAAATTCTGGATCGCTATGCTTAAACGATATTGACTCTGAAAGGCATTCCTTCCGGAAACGGTCCAAGATTATATAAACCTCTGGTGAGATGAACGGTTTGTTAGATTCAACACTTGTAACAAAAGTGTTAAATGCATCAAAAAAAACTTTCAACCTTCTAAATTTTCTCTCTTCAAATGGTTCGTTGGGGTCAACATGATCCAGCGCAGGCCTCAGCTTAAGCACGCTTTCTCTGGTTTCAAACATCGAATTCCAAATGAGACTATATGCTGATAACTCCTTATCAAAATACGCTTTCGTTACATAAACAGAATTGTCTAACTTAGCCTTTATTCTTTCATTAGTTGCACTCAGTTGTGATTGAAATTCAGCAATATCTTTGTTTAGCCGCGACTTATATCTTTCTAAATAAACTTTCCCGATCCAAACAAATATGCCAGATGCAACAAAAGACACCCCACCCAACGAAGCCAGAACTTTAAAGACTAAATCCATTGCGCCCCCACCTGCAAAAATAGTATTCCATTATAAGCTAATACATTTTTAATCAAACAGGGGATAATTCGCGTCAACCTCATCACTTCTCTGCTCTACCCTAGTGACTTCCATCAAAAACCCCAGGCCGTCATATAGCGAAACGGGGAATTCCAGCTCAAGCCAGAAGCAGTCTTCATAGATGCGGCCCAACCAAAAACCTCCGCCACACTCCTTTGGGCGTTGAAAGAAGACCCAGTCGCCAAGGGTTAAACGTTCCAGCACCTAGCCCCGATAAATAATCTGGTGATTACTGTCTTTTTTACCCATGGCTAACGCCTCGCAAGGGCTCGTTGTTCAACCTTGCTGACGCCAGAAACAAGTTCAGACGCCAGCAACGTTTCTTAATGCAGCCAGCTGTCGTCTTCCCACACCTTCTGCATAATTTTCATCACTTGCTTCCTTTCTTCGTCCAGTTGCAGTCCGGTCAGTTCCACACCGTTAGAGCTACCTTTGCGGATACGAATTACCGTTTTGGGATACAGGGGGCGCAGATTACGGTAAAGCTCGGATTCAAGGGCGTCCAGGGTAGACTGGCTAATCTTCTGCTCTTTATCGATCATTATTTCAATGCGCATAAAAGTCACCTCAGCTGATGACATCCATTGAGCGGTTGTATTCGTGGCTTCTGATTTTTGCCATGAGTTCATCAGTCAATTCAGAAACCCACTGCAGAGCCAGTCCCTTCTCTTCATCACTACACTCACTGGCCGCTACAAGCTTAAGAAAAAAATCAATGCACTGGAGCTTCAAAGACTCCAAAAAATAGTCCTGCATCTTTCCTCCTATGACACCACACGCAATACTGTATGTATAACCACTGTTTATAATTACAGTATATAATAATCTTACTGATGTAAAACGTTTTTTTACGTTTATCAGCCTGATATGCCTGGTATTATTAAGAGCACGAATTGTTAACCATCGTAATTAATACAGGTTTCGCCACTTATCATCTTCCTGCAAACGCTGGTTCCGATAGAAGATACGCAGGCCTGCTCCTGACGAAATACTGCCGCCGCGAAGGAGTAAATCGACCTCTTTCTCGCTACCATCAAACCCTCTGGACTTCAGCTCATACACGAGCTGCTGTCGCTGATGGTCTGTAATTCGCTGTTTGTAGTCTTTACACCGTTTCGGTTTAACCAGGTGTAACCTTGCTGCCAGTTCCCGGCGTTCTTTTTTGCTCATACTGTGCAGGTAATCGTGCAACTCCTTGTCATCCATGCGGGTGATATCCGTTCTGGTATCCCCATCAGCTGATTTGTCTTTCCCTTGTTGGTTCAAATTTTCAGCAAGGGGACAGTTATTGCCACGAGTCCAAGGGGCGCAAGCGCCCTGGTCGGCTGCCGCCTCCTGAACGTCAACGGCCTTACGAACCATTTTCCACTTCACGGCATGAGTGCAGATTTTGCCCTCTGCAATGGGTGACCAGATGCCATAAATACGAATACCGTGATCGCCATAGGCGGTTGGCTCTTCGTTGATTTCATAAGCGGTTCTGATGAGGTGATATTTACGGGGAACCAGTACGCCGCCCTGCTTCATGATGTAGGTGGCAAAACAACCAGCATCAGCAGCAGCCAGAATGGCATCAAGACGCGGGTTATCCAGTACCGGCGCACCTGCTTTTTTGTCACCCTGTTGCCTTGCCGCCTGACCAGCCAGCAATCGCAGTTCACGGTAAGCCTGACGCCCCGGAATGCCAAAGAAGCGGAATTGCTGAACACGATGCAGAGACGCCCAGGCATTAACGTATTCAGCGTTATCACGCAGAGATTTACCCGTTTCCTTGCTGATCTCGCCAGCCAGACCACGCCCGTCAATGTTCTTACTGATGTATTTCGCGATGTAGCTAGTCGGCGTTCCTTTGCGCGGGTTTATCAGCTCAGACTTAAAGCGTGGCCCCGTGTTATTACCCAGCTCCTCGCGGTCTTCACGGATAGCAAACTTACGCAACAATGCAGTAATGGCGCGGCGGTCTTTTTTGCGCATGAAACACAACAGGTGCCAGTGAACTGTGCCGTCATGATGCGGCTCAGCCACCCGCACGCCATACCAGCGCAACCCGGCTTTGTGCATCGCCTTACGAAATGCAGCAAACATGCCGACCAGATAATCACTGCTTTGTCTTACCGTCGCATTTGTCCAAGTCGGGTTGGGCCTACCGTTATTTAGCGTGGAATGGAAACGTGACGGACAGGTGATGGTGTAGAAAACGGCGCAGTCACCGCGCATTTCCGCGATAAGCTCCAGACCTTTAACACAGGCCATCATCTCATTGCGGCGATGCGCAGGGTTGCTGCTGCTGGCGTTTACCACGTCTTCCATATCCAGCGTGTCGCCCTCTTCGTTCACCAGTTCATGAGAACGGAAAAACTCCAGCGACTTACGGCGCTGCTCACGTTTATGCATCACGGCTTCATAGCTGACATAGGGAGATGCTTTTTTGCTGACCAGGCAAACAGCACGCAACTGCTCTTCCCGCCATTCGCAACGCATCTTCCACAATTTCCGATACCACCAGTCGGCGCACAGCATACGCGCCAGCGACCCCGGAATGAGTTCATAGGGCACGGGTTTACGGCGGTTTCTTTTCCGGCGGAGTTGCTCAAACGCAGGCGGTATGACATCCAGTCGCAGGGTTTCCGCCGCCACCTTTTCCCATGTCTTGCGGATTTCTTCTGGCTTAACGTCATCGGTGGCATACAAATCGCCACAAGCGGCATCAAGGCACATGCTCATATGCGCAGCTACCAGGGTGGACAGGCGTTTCACCTGATCCTGACTCATTTCAGGCAGGATCAGCAGACCGTCCAGCCCTTCATGGCTTGCCATAAAGCGAAAAGAAGTGGATAGCTGACTGTCGCGTACATGCTCCAGTCGTTCCAGACATGGCTTAATCGTCTCACGCAAATAGCGGGAATAAGCCTTTGGCCTGCCCAGGCTGCTGAAGTATTCAATACGTTGCATCAGCGGCTTGCTGATATGGGAAGGCTGGGCGTTAACGTCCGCCAGAATGACCATGCCCGGATTAAAACGCTGCTGCTCATGCGCCAGCTTTGCCCGGCTAATGAGCTTATCCTGCTCCATTTCGCGCTGGACAGGATCACGTGATTCATTAAAGAAATAACGCTCCCAGACCTGATCACTCAGCGCCTCACGGCGCAGCTGTTCCTGCTCGTTATCGGCAGCGTACAGAGTGATCAGGTTTGAAAGCGCAGAAACCGGCGCAACTTCCGCCGGGTCCAGATA